TCACCAGAGTCCTTTGATAAGGACCTAGGCCTCACTCGCGGCATTCAAATGAATGACGAGGGAGATTTTGAGCCTGGTGATTATGATCTGTTCATGCAAAATCGCGAACGCGACAAGTGGGACAAGATCAAGAACGGCATCAAGCCAAACCTCTGGGACTTTACGTCCACTCCCGGAAGCGGGAGGTTGTTCACAGAATATCTGCGAAAAACGGAGGTCTGTGGGGGAACGGGCCATTTTATGGACTTTCCCTCTGACTTGTTGCGAGCTGCATGTTGGGTCATTGAACGGTGCCTTCCTAAAGGAATGCCTACGTTGGCCCTTCAAGCTCCAGAGCGGGGACGCAAGACGCGATACCCTACAACGGAACTAGCGGCGGCGAACCTAATACATCAGGTTTTCCGTCGTGCAGCGGATGCACACCTCCAGCGGGACCGGAGGTTTAGCGCCGATATGGGCGGCCCTCTCCATCCTCCCAATATGGAAGGTTGGACTGGACCATGGTATTCCATGGATCTGTCTTTCGCGACAGACTACCACCCGTTTTGGCTGACTCAGGGCTTCTACCAAGAATTGGTAGATCTACACCCGGAATTAGAACCCTTTAGGGCTTTTATTCCGATAGTAATGGGGCCGCGACATCTCTTAGATGAAGCGCCCGAGCCTGCTCCTAAACCGGACTTTAACGTCTGGGATCCCCTGATTCGACGGGGGAAAGGAGGGGTCCCTTTCATGGGACCCGAGTCTCTGCAAGCGTCGGCCGATTACATCGATTCTTATGAACGATGGTTGAACTCGGTGTTGGACGCTCCCGGCGTACGAAGCACGACAGGTGCAATGATGGGGTCGGCTAGTAGCTTTCCCCTAATGCCCATGGTCACGCTGTACGCGGCCTCAGCTGCTGGCATCACGAATCTTCGTGGTGTCGGGGACGACGGACTATTGTCCGGCTGTACCCCAGCTAAACAGGCCATAGTGGAAGACGCCCTTGCAAAATGCGGGGCGAAACTCTCGGTCGGTGATCCTCTTAGAGGAAAACCGAACAAGATCTTCGTACATGAGGCGAAGGGGCTCCTTAAGGAGGTTCCTTACCTTCATGGGAGACCACTACCGGTACAGCCCGTGTCCATTTGGAACGGGCCGCCTGGCGGGTCGAAGGGGGAGTTATCCTGGTTTACCCAGGGGTCCAGCGCACGTCAATCTCTTCGAGAGGGACAATTGCCTGTTCGAGCCGGTTTATGGGCTCTTTCTCCCTTCCGCCGTATTGTCGAAGGTGCATTTGCACTCGGCATACCCGTACGCGAGCGCGTTGGGTTTGGTGGCGTGGAGTATGCGGGATTCCCGCACCGGTCCCCTGGCAACATGGCCAGGTGGATTTACACTCTGAATTCTCTCTCTGTGAGCGAGTTAATCAGTGGGACCGGACTCTCCGTGCTGCCTAGCCCTAAAGCCCAGGAGGTAAGGGTTGCGCAGCGAGACTGGGTCGACCTGGTTCTGAAAAATGAACAGGAACAGGTCGGTCTTCGGTTGGGGCCACAGAGGTTTGTACCTTTGTATGCCCCTGCCCTCATTGAGGGCACTGTGCCGCTCCAAGAGCTGCTCATGACCGATGAAGGGGAGGTTCACTTACTGCTGCCTGATGCAGCAGATATCGTGTCCCGATCCGCCCAGCATTATGCCTTGTATTGGCAGACGCCACAAGAGTTATCTCATGTGCCGTCCGTGCGGAGATCCGCGACCCGATTCCTCGGGAAGCTGAAAGATCCGCCGTTCGTGTTCCCACTTGAGCGGGACACGTACCGCAATACAGTGATGGCTTTGGCGAGGAAGGCCGAAAGGCCGGTCTCGCGCGCCCATATCCCGACTGTTCCTTTACGGAAGTTCGGTCTGGAAGTTCTCAAAGGCCTTGATGCCAGAGAGGACGACCCAGTGAGAGGACAGGAGGAACTCCTGACTTTCCTTTCACGTGACCCCTTTGGGAGGGGTGGGCGATATTCATTCCTGGCTTTCGCCGGGTGAGTGGTTACCATTAGTAACAACTGTTCCTTGGAATGGG